GTATGAATGCACTCAAATCGTTAGTTATTTAGGGTGGTTCAAGCACGCAAACGTTTATATGATTTACGCAAAATACATTCAACCAAAAGTTAATATTGGCGAATGTAAAAAGGTTATTAGTTTACATAGTTATCGTGAAAGGAAAAAACAAAATGTTATTGAATTGGAAAATAGTAGAGAGTTTAGAAAGACCGCTTGAAGTTGATTGTACTTTGTCAAACGACTCTGTTTATTATCGTAGAAACATTAGAGAAGAAATTGCAGAAGAAGAACCAGAACTTAAAACAAAATTTGTTTATGAAGAAGTTATTCTTCCAGAAGAATTTCGTTTTCCTATTCTCGATACAGAAGAATTCAAAGAAGCTATTAAACGCAAGATTGCAGAAATCAACAGTCAATTACACATAACAAAGTTAGACTTCTTTAATAACTTCTGCAAACCTGCAGGTATTACGTTCGATATGTTAGAAGCAAAGATTGCTGAACTCGGAATGAAAGCAGATTGGAATTATTGCAACCACGTTTATTATGGTGTGATTTATCCATTCTTAACAACTCTACCACTCGGAAAAACAGAAGAAGAAATTATTGCTATCTTTGAAAAACTAACAAAGGATTAAGAAAATGCTTACTCAACCTATTTCACAAAGTCCTAATTTCGGTTACAAGTCAATTCTTAAAAAAGAATTTGAACGTGGAGCAATTCCACTTAAGCGAGATATTACAGGAAAAGCACTTAAAAGGGGTTATTCTTCGGTTGACCATACTATACCAAAATCAAAAGGCGGTAAGTCAAACCTGTTCAATTATTCTTTAATGGATAGTATCGCAAACCAGAAACGTGGCAACAAGCCTATAAAGGATTTTATCGACCTCGAAAGCCTTGTTGAATACATATCTGTAATGCTTGATGTCGATACATACGACCTCGACGGTGTGAAATATATCAAAGGTTGGTTAAAAAATTTACTTAAAGCATTAAAAGAAAATAAATAATCTGGGGTAATTTCCTGACGATTTAAGACGGTTAAAAATAAAAATGGGAGTATGACATCATGGAACAATTTTTTAGAGCGATTACCGCACCTATAGTTTTGTTATTCAAATCGTTAAATGGTGCAAGAGAATTTGTAGAAGATAGAATTGCAGACGTTCTTGACAGAGTTCAACCGTCTGAAAAGGTTGATGAGATTGAAAAGAAACTTATCACGGCAGGAATTAAAGCAGGTTTGATTTACTTCTGTAATGATTGTCCGCTTGATGATAAACGTCTAAACGCAATTTCTGAAACAATCGTTGAAAAAGGTATTAACAAAATTAACCCTGCGTTATCAAAGCAGTTAAGAAAGTAGGTGTATCGTGTGCGTAGTTTTAAGAAATTTCGGTGGCTTGCCTTGTTGCACTGTAGAAGGTAGGCAGGGTTTAAAGATTGTATTCAATAAGGATATGCCAGAAGTTTATCTGCAGGATAAAATTCTGGTAGGTCTTGAAGGCGAAGAACTCAAAAAAGCATTGAACAAACCGTTCTATGTTACAGAAGATATTTCAATTCATATCGAATACGAAAACCAGATTTACGACTTTACGATTGAAAAAAATTACGACTGGAACGGTGCGAACGTTCCGCCATTCTGTTGGTTGATAATCGGACAACAAAAAGAACCACGTTTTAAATTAGCAAGTTGTGTTCATGATTATATGTGTGAGCATAGAGAAGTTGTAGGATATAACAGGTATCTTTCAACTTTAATCTTTGAAACTCTTTGTGAATACTTCGGACGCTTCAACTCTGTTAAACGTTGGGCTATGTTTCATTCAGTAGATAATTTTCAGAAAACCCAACGTTGGAGAAAGGGAAAAAAGAAGTGCAACTAAATTATGAACTATTAGGAATATTACTTGCAGTCGTCATTCAAGGTTTGTATCTGGCCTTTAAAGTTGGAAAGTTTGAAGAAAAACTAAACACTTTAGAAAAGAAGCAGGATTTACACAACAATCTTATTGAACGAATGGTAAGAGTCGAAGACTCTGGAAAATCTGCACACAAAAGAATTGATGATATTGAAGAATTTCAACATCAATGTATTTTACATAGAAAAGGTACAAAATGAAAACATCAGAAGCAGGAAAGAAATTTATAAAATTAAAAGAAGGTTTACGTTTGAATACGTACAAATGTTCTTCAAACGTTTCAACCATTGGTTACGGTCATACAGGTTCAGACGTTCATCCTAATATGACAATTACAAAAGAAGAAGCTGAAAGATTATTTTCTATGGATCTATACGTTCATGAAAATAACGTTAATAAACTCGTGAAAGCTCCACTTACACAAGGACAATTTGACGCACTTGTTTCGCTTGAATTCAATATTGGCTACGGCAGTTTTAGGAGTTCAAGCATACTAAGGTTAGTCAATGAGAAAAGGTATGACGAAGCCTGCAAACGTTTCTTGTTTGAAAATCCAAACGCTAAAACTCCAGAAGAAAAATACAAAGGTTGTTGGGTTTTTAATAATCAAAAGAAAGTAGTAGCAGGTTTAGTTCAGCGACGCAAAGAAGAACAAGAAATGTTTGCGTCGTAAGGGAAGGGGAAAAGTCCGTTCGTTTTTCAATTTCGGATATAATTATTGAGCAGTTTAACGACTGCTCTTTTTTTATGCAACGAGTTTATAAAAATTATCAATGAGTTCTTGACACTCATCAAGTTTTGTAATATTGTAAAGTAGAAATATGGGTTCTAAGTGTAAACCATTACGAGCCCCATTTACAAACAGACCTTCACAATGAGGGTCTTTTTTAATGTCTGCAAGGGTTTCGTGGGTTCTAAGGTTGTCATTTTCGACAGTTTCTAATACACATTTCTTAACATTTTGAAGCACTTTAAAGGTGTCTTTTAAATTCACAATAAGATTTTCGCCGTCAAACTTTACTGACTTCGTTATAAGGGTTACAATCATTTTCTTTTCTTCTGGTTCTGCTTTTAAAAATAGTTCTGGTAAACGTTCAGCAAAGGTTAATATTTTTTCTATTTTCTGGTAAACGTGTTTTGAACTTATGTTTGCTTCACTCAATCTAATAAGCAATAAATCTTTTTCTTCTTGCCATTCCCTATGAAGTGAATTAAATTCTTCTTCACTCATACCTGCAGGAATTCGTCCTTCTAATTTATCAATATAACTATTCTTGATACGCTTAGTTATAACGTCAATGCGTTGCTTTAAATCTGCAACAACTCGTTCTTCATACTCCATAAACTCCTTCAAGTAATCAGAAGCAAGGTGTTTTATGCGTTGAATGTGTTCTGGTTCAAGGTGGAATGTTTCAAGAACGTTTGCAAAAGTATTATCAAATTTTTCTTCTCGGTGGTTCTTAATAGATTTATGAACACCTTTTGAATTAGCACAATGATAATAGATATAATGACCACGTTTATTTTTTCCACGTTTAAATTCTGCAGTTAAATAACAACCACATTCAGCACATTTAATTAAACCAGTGTAAGCAAATTTAACGTCATGCTTCTTAGTTCTGTCAATTTCTGCAAACCTTGCTTGAACACGATAAAATAAATCCTTCGATACTATCGGTGTGTGTGTTCCTTCGTACCATTCGCCAGACCACTCGAAACGTCCGATATAAAACGGATTGTGTAACATCCAATCAAATTTTCTTGGTGGAAATTTTTCGCCAGTCTTAGGATGTCTGAAACCTTCCAGATATAGCTGTTCACCCAAAGACTTAAAAGAATACATACCAGTTGAATATAATTCAAAGGCACGTTTAATAAACGGTGCAGTTGCGTTGTCAACAATAATCTTTTTATGCAACGTGTATTCATCATCAACGTTTAAATAACCAATAGGAGCTTTTGCAGGACGTCGCCCACCTCGTGCTATTGTCTTCATATTTTCTTTCGTTCTGAAACGGATTAAACTCAATTCATATTCTGCGTTACACATCATAATATTACGCATGTATTCGCCTTCAATAGTATCTGAATTGAATTCAGTAGCAGAAAGCAACTTGATATTTTTATTGATTAGAATTGGTCGTATTGTACCGTGATAGTCAACGCAAAATCTCGAAAGTCTATCAAGTCGCCATACAATAATTGCATTGATACCGTTCTTGCTATCGTTACAATATTGTAGTAGTTTTTGTGCTTCTGGTCTTTTTAAACTACCTGCAGACAAACCTTCTTCCACAAAAATACGCTTGATAATATAACCTTGTTTTTCTGCGAATTCTAAACAAGTGTTGCTTTGTGTTTCAACGCTGAAACCGTGCTTCGACTGTTCTTCGGTCGAAACACGAATATAAACGACTGCTATTTTCATAACAACATTCTATATCAAAAATTTAAAACTTTAAAATCTGGGTCAATTTTTTGTTCTTCTCGTTCAAAAATCTTCATAAAATATAGACCAAAATATAGCAAGTCGTAGTTGTCAATTTCTGGAATAGTTAGATTTTCTTCTTCAAATATCAAATTAAAACAAGGTTTCATTCTTTTAAATACCTTTCGGTCGTGCGTTGAATTTTTTGTTCCTTCAACAATTCAACCTCTGAACGACAATTAAATATTCGTTGAAGTTGTTCCAACATAATCGAAACGTCTGCAATTTCTTCTGCGATATTATGAACGTTTCCCATATCCCTTAAGTGTTTACAGATTTCTTTCTGCAGTTCAGACAGTTCTTCAATCGCAACAATACATTGATTGTTACTACCAAAGTGTTCGATAATCTTGTCGTAGAAATCTTTATTAGGCGAATATTTTTCTATCGCTTCAATGACATTTGCGTTTGCCATATCGTGCGGAATGTAAATACGTTTACCGTCAAATACAACTTGACCTTTTATATTTTTATTTTCTATCATCGTCCATTTCCTTATCAAAAATAATCATCAATACTGAAACTATTATTAGAACTGCTAAGAGTCCTAAAATTTCTAAGAATTCTTGTTGCATTGTTCTAACCTCTTTCTAAGTAACTCTTTTCTATGTTGATATATCTTACTGTCATTAGTGTAGTATTGTAGGAATGCTTCACTTTCGCCAAGAGCGTCGGCAAGTAATCTAATTGCAACTGCGAAATCTTCAAGCAATTCTTGAACGTTAGCATTAGAAGAATTACCAACACCGTTTGCAATATGAAACATCCACAAGTCAAAACTTTCTTGAAGAACTTGTTTAATATTTTTCAAATCTTCTTCTGAATACCACGTTACAGGTTGACCGAGTCCGTTAGTTGTTTTCCACATTTTGCACCTCGCCGATTTTTTGTAGAATTTGTCCGTCAATATCGTTATGCAGACATTCGTCTAATTCTTTTTCGTGAAATAATAAAACTGCTCTTATTTCTTTTAAAATCCGTTGATGTTTGTACAAGCACTCATTTATACCTATACAGTTTTTACCTGTTAAACTACATTCATCTAAAACAAGGTGTTTACATTTGCAAGTGCGGTTAAAAAGTTCTTTTATTTTTTCAAGTTCCTTTTGGTCTTCGTAAATTTGACAATTTGTATCACAAACAAACCTTAAATTTATACAAAAATTGTCATGTAAAGAACAATAAGGTGTACCGCCAAAAAAATCTTCTTTTATGATTTTGTACTTACACGCCATTCTACACCTCGTTAGTTCCTTCAACACCACGTGCAACACGGTCTGCAGTTCGTTTATTTAACCACATAAGAGCTTCTTCAAGTTTAGTTATTGCAATAGCGTTTTCCCTGCAAGAAAATTGACCAGATTGAAAACCCTGCAATCTATCAATAACTATTGCAATTAAGTCTTCATTATGGCAACCATTAACACCGTTTTCCTTAATTGGTCCATTTTGAAAACGAATACTTGCAAACACTTCTCTTGAACCTTCGACTGGAACAGTTCCTATTTCGTAAAGACAACCTGCACCAGATTTACATTTTTTAAATTCAATAACTTCTGTATATTTTCTTGTTCCAATTTCTAAAACTCTTGTCATATAACTATTCCTTTCTAAAATAATTTCAGTTGTGCAGGTTTTCGCATTCCTGCAATAATTCTTTCTCGTTCTTCCAATGTCTTGAATTCTGGAAGAATAGGTTCTGTTCCTAAGTCCTTACCACACCAACAACAGAACTTCGGCACGGTGTTCGTCGTTACTATTTGCTGACAGTTTGAACACCATTTGCTTGACATAATACACCTTTACAACCTTTGTAAATATCACTTAAAAGACATTCATCACAATTACAGTCTTCTCCGTATTCTTCCTTGCAGGCTTTACAATCATTTTCAATTTGCGTTTTAATATCAGACAATTCTTTTTTGTATGCGTTAAGTTGTGTTTGTAAATCTCTATTTTGTTTTACAACTTGGTCGTATTGCTTCTCGCTTGCTTCGGCAACTTTCAAAAGTTCAGTAATGTTTACTTCCGTTATGAACTCGTCGCCAGAAACAGTTTCGTAAGTCTGTTCAAATATATCTGGTTTGCAAGGGTAGAATTCGCCCTTAACACCTTTAATAATGTAGTCGTCTTTTGAAGCAGACATTGTGCCTTCAAGCGTTTCTATAATAACTGTCTTAGTAAATTTGTTAATATTAAATCCAGAGCAAGAGTGCATAAACTCTGCAACGTCAACTATGTTTTCGCCAGTCCATTGGATAGCTTCAATTACTACAGGTTTTTTTCTAAACTTTTTCATCTTCTTTTACCTCATAAGTTCTGTTTAACAAGTTGTGTTTCGCACGTTCAGCGAAACTGTGTATAGCGTGTAATACTTCATTGATGAAGCAAGTATAACGTTCTTCTGGTAAACCGTTTACCATTCGTTTTTGAGATAACTCAATAATCTTTTCAAGTTCTTCTGCAGTTGCTTCTGAACGTTTGTTGAATAACACAATATCTTTACGACGTTCGTCAAAGAATTCATAACGTAATTTGTCATGCAACTTAATCAATTCTTGTTGAGTTTCCACAAGAAATTGAAGCGAAACATTTCGCATTTCCGCAAGATAATATTTAACCCAAGCAAGGTTCATAATAGCCACAACAAAGGACATTATGCCTGCACTTGTAGCACCTTTATAGATTAAATAAATTCCGTCGATAGTCATCCACGCTGATAACAAACAGACAAAAATCATACACGATTTTAATAAAAATCTTTTTCTTTCTAATAATTCATACATTGTTATTTACCTCAATTCTTTAAGTTTGGATTGTCTTTTGCTACTTTTTTCGATTGAAAGAATATTTGATATATTCTAAACAATTCTGCATTACTGCATTCGTCCGCTACTATATTGATAAAGTTTGTGATAAGTTCTGGGTCTTTCAATGCTTCGTTTGCAATAGCGGTTGCAAATTGAATTCTTACAGGTTGCATTGGTCGCCCTCTGGATCTACAGGATTTTTTATAAGCGGTATATTTTCAGCAGGGTCGTCGAATGTAATATTGCCCCACTGATTAAAAAACTCGTCTTCTGAGTGTGAGTGATACCACAATAAATAAACAGTCATTTCTGCAGGAAAACCCTCAAAGAATTTTCGTTTATTATTCATATCAGCTTTGCAGAATAAACAGAAAAGTTGACTTGAAAAATTATCTGCGTATTGATGTTCTCGCCATAAACGCAATCTATGAACTGCGTCAATAAAATCTGATTTCATTATGCAAATATTCTTGCCAGTTGAAACTTCAAAGAAGTTCAACATATTTTTTGTTTCGCCTGTAGAAACTATTCCTAACATCATTTTTATATTCCTTCCGTAAATAAATTTATTTGCTCGTTTTCTTCTCTTTTCTTAAGCGGATTAGCAACACGGCCTTTTGCAATATCAGCGTACTTCTTTTCCAACTCGATACCGATATAATTAAGACCTAGTTCTTTTGAAGCAACGCAAGTTGAACCAGAACCACAAAACATATCAAGAACAACATCGTTTGAATTAGTTGATTGAAAAATCAATTCTTTCATAAGTTCAACAGGTTTTTCGTTCGGATGAAATTTATTACCTGTAGGATTAGCAACTTGAAAAACGTTTG